TCAATGCTCTGCACCCTCCGGTATTGGCTCCAGTCCATACGTCATTCCCTCCAGCACCTCATCCCATAGTTCGTGTATCGGTGCGTCCTCCACTGTCGCACGGGAGCGGTCTATGACATAGAACATACACCCGTTGCTGCCGAACACAAACCCGTCTGGCGCCTCCAACTCTATCTCGCTAATCCAGTTCGCGCTGTAGTCATCGCCTTGGGATATGTGCAGCACCACGTTCATTTCCTCTGCTTGCCGGAGAGCCTTCTGTTTGATGCTTTCCCTTGCCATGCCCTTCCTCCCTACTCGTTCTAACCGCCCGCGCAGGCCTTCCGTGAAAGCCCGCGCCGAGGGTTACTCGGCGGTCAATGCTACACCTCCTCAAATATGGATATGACCATCTGTGGATACTTCGCGGAGGCTTGGTCGGCCACATTGACAGCGCAGGCCTCCTCAGTGAACTTCGTACCGCGCCCGGACTTGACGAGTTCCAACTTGCCATCCGAGTCCACGACCACTTCATCTGCCCCGCCGAGCGGCCACTTCGCTGCGCTTCTGTGAAGCGCCTCTATCCAAATCTTTCCCTTTGCCATGCCATTCTCTCCTTCGCCTGTCTGCCAGGCTTGATGGGTGCGGGTGGGGCGAGGGGCTGGTTAGCTATAGCCGCGAGCTGTCCAGAGGCCCGCTATGTAGAGCTGCAGGCAACGGGTTCGCCGGCCTGAGTTATTCGGGAACCGTGACGCCAGTGCTTGCTTGCAATCCTCTATCAGACTGTTGTAGTGCTCATCGCCGGATAGTTCGGCCAGTCTCTGCTTGAGTAGGTTTGTCTTCGTGTTTGCCATGTTATTCGCCTCCAGTGTGTTGTTCATTGTGCCTGTATTCTACCAAATGGTTTAGCCTAAGTCAAGGGTCTAAGCTCAAGATTAGCTCAAGATTGATGGGTGCTCGAATTGGACAAACAGTTGGCATTTCTTTACGTGTGCCCGCATTGTCTGACGGCCAGAATCCAGGCACGAAAAAACACCCGCCGGAAGCGTCTCCAGCGGGCGTAAGTTACTCAGTCGGCGAGGTGGAGCGGTTGTCTTAGAAGGTCACGTTGATGATATACAGGCGGCCCTTGATGCAATCGTATCGGAATGACCAGTACGCACAGAAGCCTCCGCCTTTCACAAGCGGCGTCAACTCACCGAGCTTGTCATACCTTCCCGATACTCCGAGGGCCAGAGAATTCTCATCGGACAGATAGAGCAGGTCAACCCAACCAGACAGGTCGCCCTTCTCAGCTACTTTGTACGAGGCCATTCCGTTGATGGGAATGGTACCCGTGCTTGTCACGATGCTGAATGACAGAGCATCTCCAGCAAACGCGGTGCAGGTCAATGCCAGCAACGCGACTGCGATCATCAGTGGTCTCATGTTTCACCTCCAGTCAGTCAGCCCAGTCAGGCCGTTCTATGTAGAGCTTCTTTTGGTCGGCGATGTGGTCACCGCCGCGTACCATCCGCAGTGCGGCCACGACCTCGCCGTTGCTATGCTCGATGAGTTTCACGAGCGTAGTCTGCTCCCCTCCGAGCCGCGTTGCAAGTTCGCTCCGTACCCAACCCATTGACACCTTGCTACCGGGGCAGGTCTTGTTCGCCACATCCCTATGGGCAAAGCAGTTCTCTGCTGGTATCTCCCATATCTTGTGAACCATTGCCAGCACGTCAAGAGAAGTCGCCATTGCGCGGGAGGTCTCCGGGTCTTCCGTGTCGAAATCGCCGATGGTCTCTATGCCGAAGCCATAATGATTCGGCCACGCGCGGTCAAAGTTGCAGAGGTTGTAGAGCCGCCGTGACCGCTGCTTGACATCATTCCACGAGCGCGACACATGAGCATGGCACCAATTGCCTGCGCGGAGGTTGCGCCCGTTGTACACATTCCCGTCTGGCGCGGTGTAGGCATTGGCAGCGATGTCAGACCAACCCAGGCCCAGGTGATACCGGCGGATGTTCTCAATGGTACTCAGCCCGCGATACTGACTGGCGTTCGGCGACCAAGTGTGGTGCAGGAACGTAGCCCTCGGAGCGCGGTACGTCTGCTGGCCCTTCAGGTATAGCTCGAAGTCCTCAAGCGTGTGCGCCCGGATAGTGACCATTGGCTAGGCCCCTTCGCCTTGGTCGCCGTCATCCCACTCAGTAATCATCTTGATATGCTCTGCTGCCTTGCGTGGTGCCCGCACTACATCGCGGACAATCTTGGGGGCGTACACTGCGACCATGGCGATTGCCGCGACGGCTACCCACTCCGGCAGGATACCCAACACGCCACAGCTAGTTGCAGTCACTGTAAGCAAGCCCGCGATAGTCGCAGCCCACTCACCCGCAAGCGCAGGCACAACATGCTTGAACAAGTCAACCAGTGCCGCGCTCGCCGGTGCGAATATGGCGATGAGAATCGCGGCCTCCTGTGCTATCGTTGCGTAGTCCATTATTGGTCCCTCCTTGTATTTGATTCGATGCGCCTCAGACTGCGCCGTATCTCGTCGAACTGCGCGTCTATTTCGCCCCTCGACATGAAGGCTTCGTCAAGGACAGTCTTGCTCCAGTGGATATTGTTATCGGCTACATGGCTTGTGAGTATCTGGCCTTGTGCGGCGGCGTAGGACACCCAACCGACTAGCGCGGTCGCGAGTAGTATCGCAACGCCGAGTGTCACCGTGTACCGCTTGCTGATATTGTAACCACCGTTGCCATCGCGCCTCATGCTCGATTCTCCCTGTGCGATTCTGCGTTTCTTCACTTAGTGGTAAACCCCGGCGCAGTCACCGACGGAGGGCAGGCCGTCGGCGACATGCGCTAGGGGCAAAAGGCGGGGAGGGGCATCCCCGCCCAAACTGCGGTGAATGCCTCAGTCGAACACATTGATGTCATAGGTGCAACCGTCGCGCTCCACATCGCCCGCCGCTGTGGTATAGGTCACAAGTATCTTTACCCGCTTCACACCTGGCCGCGTTGTAACCCCGCTGGCCGCAGTGATACCATAGCTGGCAACGCCACTGCTGATAGCCATAGCCACTGGCCCGACGATTGCGTAGCCGGGCAACCGGAATGTATCACCGGCTGCGGGCGTCACTGGCAACGGAATCCCCGTAGTCGCAAGGGTGAAGGTTCCGTCGCTGACAAAGCTAGTGACCATCCACGCCCCGTCCTTGAGCGCAGTACCGGAAGTGAACTGAAGCATCATGTACTTCCAGAGGTCATTAGCCTGGTCGAAATCGCTATCAACTACCGTCGTGCTCGTGGCGCTATCAACGGTGCCAGTGACTTCCTCGTCAGCGTCATATATCCAAATCTCAGCGGAGGTTATATTGAGCTTCGCTTCACCCGCCAGTGATAGGTCGGTACTACTGCGTATCCTCTGCATCAGTTGCAGGCGGATAGTCTTGTCGCCATTGACGGGTATGTGGAGCGCGAACTTTGAGCCTTGGTCGGCCATTAGTTATCACTCACATCGGCAGGCTGGATTGTACCTCTTGCGTTTGCGGCGCGGACAAGTTCCCAAATCTCAGCAAACAGAACTGCGTCGTGGCCATCGGCGGCGCAGATAATACCTCGCAGGTCGGCGGGGGAAATTGCGTCACGGACATCGCCGATACTGATAGCGCTGCGGGCATCGGCGACGAGGATTATATTGCAGGCGTCGCCTATGCGGATGACATGCCGAATGTCTGCGGATAGGACTGCGTCTCGTGCATCGCGGGCGCTGAGAACATCCCACGCCTCGGCGGGGAGCACTGCGTCGCGAGCGTCACGAATAGCAGCTTCAGAGATGAGTTCGGTAACTGAGGGTAGCGTCACTACGATGTTCGTGACGCCGGCCTGGATATAGGCACCCGTGATAACTGCTACCGCTGGCAACGAGGCTACAACATCTAGGACCGCAGCCGCGACCGTTGCCCCGCCAGTACCAGCGGCGGTCGGAGCGCTTGCGGTGATAGTTGAGGTGGCTGCTGCAATCGCTGCCCCGCCTGCTATACTAGCCAACTGCGCGGACGCTATAAGCTCGGCTACACTGGCGGATATAATCGCCCCGGTAATCACGCCGGCTGTCGGCGCGGAGGCCGTCAGACTACTGGCCGCCGCAGCGATAGTGGCTCCGCCGGTAGCAGTGACGGTCGGTGCAGAACTGAGCAGGTCAGCAACTGATGCTGGAACGATAGCCCCGGTTGTTATACCCGGCGCGGGCACAGAACTGAGCAAGTCAGTTACCGATGCGGCGACAATGGCTCCAGTCGTCAAGCTGGGTATTGGCGCGGAACTGAGTAGGTCGGTTACTGACGCAGCAATGACAGCGCCGGTCGTCAAGCTGGGTGTCAGCACAGAACTCAACAGGTCAGTTACCGACGCCGCGATGATAGCTCCGGTCGTCAGGCTAGGCGCGGGCACAGAACTGAGCAGCTCGGCGACCGATACTGGAATAGTAGCCCCGCCGGTTGCAGTAACCGTCGGCACCGAACTCAACAGGTCGGCTACTGATACGGCGACAATAGCTCCACCAATTGCGGTAGCTGTTGGCATAGAACTAAGCAAGTCGGTCACTGATGCGGCGACCGTAGCCCCACCTGTCGCAACAGCAGTCGGCGCGGACGCAAGCAGGTCGGCAACCGATACAGATACAACAGCCCCGCCAGTCGCAATAGCACTTGGTGCGGATGCTGTCAACTCAGCTGCCGACGCATCAATCTCCACGTTGCCTACCGCAGGCCCGGCATTGAATTGCGCGCCATTGAATCCCGCGTCATTGAACATGAATCACCCTGCCTGTTGCCTAGTCGCCCGCAAGGGTTAGTGGCGGAATCTCGTCCCCGTCACCCGCCGACAGGAGCTTCTCTTGCAGGCTGACAATAATCCCCGCAAGCTGCGTCGGCACAGAAATCTGCGGCGACCTCATCATGCCGAGTAGCACGGCGCGTTCGTCAATGGTCAGCTCTATTAGGTACGTTTGTTCATTCATCATCTGGTATCCGCCCTCTCCTGTAGTCTGCTTGGTATCGAAATGAATGGTTTCATCTGTGCCCCTCCTAAGACTGCTTCACCAAGCCGAGATTCTGCAAGGCTGTTATCACGTTGTCCACTGTCGCGCCGACGCCCGTTGCAAGGACTGCCTGCGCGATTGGCGCAGTGCCGTAGAAGCCAACGTTGCTCCCGTCGTGGTCAAAGTCTCCGTCAACCTCCAGGCCGGTGCCATGAACGACTACCGTACCCGTTCCCGCGCATATCAGCCGGAGGTCCGCGTCGGTCACTTCGTTTGCAATGGTGAAGGTCGCCGCTGCTCCCGACGGATGGCCGAGGTAGGCGCTGCGAGCGTTCCCCAATCCAAGGCGGTAGAAGCCCATGTATGTGAGTGAAGTTCCCGCAAGGCGGAGGCTCTGCCCGTTGTGCGTTACCGTCGTCTGGCCGCCAATGGTAGTGGTACTGCCAACATCGACAGTAGCACCTACTGCAAAACTGTCATCGGTCTTGAGCGCGTTAGCCGCGCTGCGATAGAGGTTAGTATCCTCAGCGGCTCCGAAGTAAAGCGTTCCGCCGAGAACATTCTTGGCGGTCCCATTCTGATAGAAGCCGTAGTCAACGCCGGTCTGTTCCCACAGGTACATCATGTACGTAGTACCGCCGACGGTGCCATCGAAGTCTCCACGAATCATGGCGGCAAAGGCATCGCCGGTTATCTCGTTAGCTGCTTCTTGGTCAATCTCGGCGAGGAGGCCGCGCACATCGCCCCAGACCTTGCCGCCGTCGAGGTCAGCAAAAGCGCGAGCGCCATAGACATAAGCATCGGCAATAGCGTCGCCAACATTGCCATCGGTGAGGATGGCGCGAGAGAAAGTGCCGTAGAGGTTGCCTATCGTGCCTGCGGCTTGCTCCATCCGCATATAATGATAGGCACCAGAGTACTCATGGGCAGTAGTTGAAGCACCAGCAGTCTTGCGATTCTGTGAGTACATACCTATGTAGTTAGCAGCGGAATCAATGTTCCAGTTGGATAGGTAAATTGGCGATAATCCTGGCGTCGGCACCGGTGGAATCCCCACGCTGACACCAGCAAAGCGCGGCGTCCCCGTCGTCGTCACGTCCTGCCCGATGTAGCTATGGTCAGTCCCCGTGCTCAAGTCCGCGAGGTCACCATGACTCACCGCCGCGCCGTCCCTATCGGGATGGTGGTCATGTAGGGTAATCACACCAGTAATCTGTTCGAGCAACTCGGCTACTACATGCAATCGGACAGCGTCGCCATCAGCGTGCCCGACATCGCCAACCCCGTCCTGATTTCGCGTCACGGTAAGGACGTTGCCGGAGATAGCAATTACCCGCATAACCTCCATGCCTTCGCCACTACCGCCGCCATCATCATCGCCAGGGTCATAATAGGTTTCCCTGTCCCAAACCGTTATCAGGAACGGCATGGTCGTGGGAAACTCCGAGGCGTCATTGAGAGTGATAGTCGAGTCGCCCGCCGACACCGCACCATCCAGCGTATCCTTGGCATTGTTCTCGACTCTGTACCAAGCAGTCGGTATATTGATGGTCGGGCCTGCTGCTATAGCACTCGTTAGACTAATAGCTGTTGCTGTTACTTCTACATCAGCCATGGGATAGCTCCCTACCCGAGATTGATAATGCCTTCGCTATCCCAAGTGATTTTGAAATCCCCACCCGAGGCAGTCTTATCCGCTGCGAAATCAATCGCCGCAATCAACAGCGAGGTTGCCGCTGCACCGGATGACTGGTAGATGATAGCTTGGCGGGCAACGATGGTGGCGGTGCTCCACGTTACATCATCAGCGTCAAACACGCCTTCATCATCAGTGTTATCCTGCGTCACTAGTTGGTTTGCTAGCGAGGTACCCCCAGCCGAATACCCAGTTCCCGAAACCTCGTTAGAGATGTCGGCGAAGTCCTCGTGGGCATCAATATCGGCGGTATAGCTGGAGGTGACAAGCGCAATCTTGATGGTGTCGCCTCCGTTACTAAGGTCGTATTCGCCCCCTAGTAAGCCCAGCTTGAAACGGTTGAACACTACATTAGCCATTGCTCTGCTCCTTAGTGGGCGAGTGTGCCGTATACGATAACGCCGAGGTTTTGTGCGCCGGTGCCAACTTGGTCAACGTCTATCCGCAGTACCTCGCCAGCGTTGAGCCTCCGGGTACCATCGGGGACGCCTGAGGATTCGACTGTGTAATTGGCTGTGGTGCTACCCACTGAAGGCCGCAGGTTTGTGGTCGTGAATATAGTCGTCGGCGTGCTCCCGCTGCTGCCCGCGTGGACATCAACGATGGTGGTGGAAGCACTACCATTATCAGACATGACAATCTTGACCAGATTTATCCAGCAGTCGTAGGGAATGGGTACGGCCATCTTGATGCCGGTCGTCACCGTGTCGGTGCAGAACCAGGAGGAAACCAGCACCCGCTCTATCCCGTACTGGCGCAGGTCAACGAGGCTGCTCAGGGTAGTCGCGCCATCCCAAGTGACCAAGCAGAATATCAGGTCGCCAGCGGTGCCGGTGGTTGGTGCGCTAGTGGACTTGGCTAATGCCGGGACGCTGGCATCCCAATAAACGTAGTAGTCATCCGCAGCATCCGAACCGGAGAATGTGATACTCTCCGCGCCGAGGTAGCGCCTGCCGCTTGCATACCCCCTGCCGGAAGCAATGTCAATATCGGCGCTGTCAATACTGGCAGCGAGGCCGCTGATGATACCCGCCTGCGCCCATTCGTCAAGCCGCTCCTCAAACTCAAGCTGGAGGCCGTCGCCAGCGTTGTTGAATATGCTGGGCACTACGGTATCGGTACTGGCGATGCTGTACTTGTCGTCGTAATTGTCTTTTGCCATTCGTTACTCCTCCGCAAAGTCTATGTCGCGGTTGAAGAAACTGCGCCCGTCGAAGAACCCTGTGTCTGGCTGCGATTCAGTTGCGAATACGTTCATGTCCTCAAAGGCGTTGATACCGTCAAACAAAATCCAGCCGTAGGGAGCGAATGTAGTGAGGCCGTCGAATGTGACCGAGGCATTGAAGGTAGCGTTACCCGTCGAGCCATACCCTGGCCGCGCCGCCGCAAGCCTGCCCATAGCCTCCGCCGCACCCACAGTCAGGGCGCGGGGCTGTGCGAACCGGCCTATGACATCCTTGGCTCGTGGCACTAGTGCTGCTCCCTATGCCGAACTTGTAGTAAGGGGGAAGTAGAGTTCTGCCGTGAATGTCTGCCGCGCCGAGAAGCGGTCGGGCATATCCCCCTCCTCTTCGACTATCCGGTAAATCGCATCAGTCGTTATGTTCATCTTGCTAACCTGCACCTGCACGAACTTGTTGGGGCCGAGGCTCGTATCAGGTGTCATGCTCCACTTGATACGGCTCGGCATTTCGCCCAGTTCATTCCAACGCCGCCATCCCGCCTCAAGTCCCGTTGCCATATCCGTCTCTCGTATAACCTCCCACAGGTCGCAGCCGATGAAGTTGCTGCTGCTTGAGGTCAGGTGCGAAGGTTGGTCAGCCCACAATACCGACTGCTCCCTGCCGCCAGTCGCAACAATCAGCAGCAGGTAGTTACGGAACTCTTCGCGAGAGGAAGTGTGTTCCACCATCCACGCGAAGTCGGCGGCGGTAGCGGTATCATCGTCAAGTAGCCAGTCCCGCGTGCCGCTGTAGCTTGGCCGCACTCGCAGGAAATACTGGCTAGTCTCCGCATCCCAACCCCACTCGCGGCCCATACTACCCACTACTTGGTCGAGCGCATCGGGCACGGTAGCAGTCGGGTCATAGGCATGGGCGTGTTCGTCCTGCGGCAGGCCTATCGGTATCACCGGATCGTCAACTGTATCCACCATCGCCAGGATGTCCGTCAGGCGTGCGGCTGGTTCGCCCGCATTGTAGAGTGTGGCATGTACCCAAGTAGCAAGTTGGTCGCCGCCCGCCGCTGTAACCCACGCCATATACTTCTTGCTCAACCGCGCGTCAATCGGGTCTTGTACTGGCAGAGTGATATATGCCGCCGTACCTACCTCACGTTCGCCCTCCCGCAACCTTCCGAGGTCACCGACATGCCCTTGGAATTTCTGCGCCTTAGCGTCACCGTGCTTGCCGATACTGACGGTGACTAGCTCCTGCCCTTGCCAGGTGCGACTGCCAGCAGTGTCGCGGACGGAGATTGTTGCGCTCTGCCCGCGCCCGCTAGCGTTGAGGGAATAGCTGAGAGACTGGACATCTTGGTCGCCCGTGAGCGAGACCGGGCTGCTGTTGGCCGCCTGCCGATGGGCATTGATTGCCATAGTCGCGACGTAGCAGACGGGGCAGGAATTCTTCGCGGCGGTATGACCGTAAGTGAAGGTGGTCTTGGCGGCTATCTCAATACTGCCCACTAATCCGCAGGCTTCCGTGCAAGTGTTGTACCCAGTAATACAAGCCTGTATAGCATCGGGGTCATCGCCAGCGTCTGTAACGCAGGTCTCATAAGCTGCGAGGCAGGCATTGAGGCAATCACGGTCGAGTTCCCCTACGCTTCCGGTCTCGGCGGTAGTGCGAACATACCAGTAATCATTCGGCTCCCAACTATGATTGTGCCAACTACGGTCTTCGGCGGCCACGTTGTACAATTGGTCATTGAGCAGCAACCACGGGCGGCCAGTGACGGAGGACGAGCTTGGGTATTCTATCTCTGCGGCATACACTTTGCACGGAACGCCGACAACTGAGATGACTAGCCGGCCCGCTGGAATTGGCCAGGGGGTACTAGGCCGAATCACCCACGCATTGTCAACGCCGAGCCGCCTGATAACCCACGCGCCGTCCAATAGCTCAAACCAGAATTCGTCAACCAACTCCTCGTTGGCCGTCTTGTACTGCGAGCTTCCTGCACCTTGCCAGGTTGATAGTACCTCGGAGTAGCCCGTCGTGCGATTGGTGGCGAGCATAAACGGGTACTTGTATGTCTGGTCAGCTATCGGGACGAACCACTCGTACATGTGACCTTCAGTCAGATAGGACACTAAGATATACGACGAGGAGGCGGTGTCGTCGTCTCGCTTTGGCGGCGCTGCCCTCGCTGTAACGATACCGAAATTCGGTTGCACTAACCAGTTCGTACTAATGATACCGACTGCGAGCGGGTCGGCGTTATACATATCCGCAAATTGCGGGCGTTTGTCCAGGATAGCTACGCGCGTGCGCCGCCAGTTGCCATAATCTCTCCACCAGCCGCGCCCCTCGCCCTCGCTTCCTGTTGCCCACGTCATGTCCCCCTGCGGCAACCAACCGGCAGGCTTGACACCACGGATAGCCTCGATGTATTCCGTGCCGTCGTGGCGGGCCTCCGCTTCCTCGTTACCCCCATAAACACCGGGGCGCTTGTGGACTTTGTGATACCAGTCCTTATGTAGGCCGAAGAGGTCAATAGCGCCTTCAGCGTCCGGGTTGTCTATGACTATTTCGGCTTCGTAAAAGGGCAAAGCAATCTCCTCAGTCAATCACGTCTGCAACTGCCCACGTCTCTCCGCCGTCGTCGCTGACCATTGGCCTGACCTTGTTGTCTAACGCCACCACTACTAGCACACGCCCATCGGGTATGGGTACAACGCCAGGCTGCTGCGCGTCGGCGGCAGCAATCTCTTTGACTGTACCCCCTCCGCCGAATTCACATAGCGTCTTTCCCCCATCATCGCTGCGCTGATACCACATCTTAGCCTCGCTATAGCCCGCGATATGTATGACTCCGCTACGGTCGGCTTTCGCATTCACTAAGGTCAACCCGTCGCCCAGCAATGCAACCGCCTCCCATGTCTCGCCCTGATTGATACTGATAAATGCGGCGGTCTTAGCCCTGCCCCGGTCATGTCCTGTGACTACAATCCTGTCATCGGGCAAGCGCGTCACACTAGGATTATCCCACGGGCCGGTTGTAGCGCCATCCATGACGAGCCGCTTATGTACGCTACCCGCCTCGGGTTCTATCGCTCCGTAACGCCAGCCCTCCAACCCGTCGTCAACCTGCGCGTAATAGATGCTTCCGGCATCCATCCATGCCAGGTGGGTGATACCGTCTATGCGCCCGATGTCAATGTCCGGCTGGCCGAAGAGCGAAAGAAACTGACAGGCCCAGGGGGTCTGCGCGAGTCTTGTAATCGGCGTCGGCGCGTCAATGAAGGCGGGGGTATCCCCCACCACCCGGAAGCTGTTCGGGTCTTCGCTGAGGCTGCTCGTGATATTGGTCACGTCGGCGATGAAGTCGCAGGCGGCAGGCGTGGTCACACCCTCGGCGTCGGCGGCAACAACCTTCGCGCTTGTAGTCATCTGCTTAGGCAAGTCAAGGCCTGCTGGCAGTGGTATCAAGAAATCGCGGGCGTACCCATCGGCCATTGTGCAGGTGATTGTGTAGGTAGCATCGGCAACGATGGTTGCCGGTATTACCTTGGGTTGGACATAGACGGTATTGACTAACTCATTGGTGGCGGCAATGGCAGCGTTATCAGCCCCGTCGGTGAAGGCGTTGCCACTCCACGTTGCCAGTGTCGGGTGTTGAACAACCCAACGCCCGCCAGAAATATAAGCGTCGGTTTCGAGGTAGTCAACGGGCCGCAGCCACTTGTCGAGTAGCCGGTCGCTAAGGTTGTTGGGGCGATAGCGAAGGGCGCGAACATCATAGTCGTCACTCGCTACGGAACTGCCCACACTTGGGAGTCTTACCCAACTTCGTGCATCCCTCCAGCACAACGTCTGCATACAGTAGCCGTACAGGTAACCGGAAGCAGACGGCCAACGCCAGACAGGACCGTGGCAATAAGGGCAGGTGTTGCCCGTGATACAGCCTACGTGTACATTGTCATCCCCGCCGTCACCCGACAGCACCCGCACCTCGTGCCGCCGCCAGTCACCCCATTCCAATCCATAGCGGTCAGCCTCCGTGAGGTTCCCGGAATGTATGCGCGTGAAGTGCCCGTCAACGATATTGCCGGATAACTTGCCGCCGACGAGTTTTGGCGATATTCGGGAGGAGCCGATTTGTTGATCGTACAGTGGTGTGGCTGGGTCTTGGTACAGACCGTTGGGATCACCAGTGCGGCTGGACGTATTTGGCGCGACATTGAGGACACTTTCGTCATGCGCTTCTAGGTCCCAGATATAATCGCCATCTGCGCTCCACTGCCACGTATAGTCACCCGTAGGTAACCCTGTTCCAGGATCGATTTCTTCTATCTGTTCCGGCGCAGGCCTCACACGGACAGGTTCCGACCTTACTCCGCGTGGGATACTCTCGAAGCCGACACTAGGCTGCCGCCCGTTTCTTTCTACCAATAAGTACGGTGGGCGCATCGTTTGCCAGTAGAGGTCGCGGTGGGCAGTGTCATCCCTGAACCAGACGTAGCCGCCCGCCTCCTCGGGGTCTATGAGTATGCAACGACCTCTAGCAGTGACTTCGTAACATATGCGGTCTGGAGGGTCGGCATCGCGCCGTACATAGAATCCAGTATCATTTAGTACAACAACGCAAGGCCAAGTGCCCCCAGATGCCGTCATGTCCGCCTCTGTCCAAGCAATCTGCGAACCGCTACCGATATACCCCACGGGTGCTTCGCTATAGAGGTCTGCACTAACTGGATCGCCCGCCTCATCATAGGCGTATAGCCAATATGTATCTGCTGGCGGCGCAGCTAGTGCAGGCAGCGCCACCTCTGTCGTTGCACCCGCAATGACCGTACAGGTTGTACGAGCTGCGATTTGCGTCCAGTGTAAGTCGCCCTCGATGCGTTCCACGCAGATGTATTTACCAGGTACAAGTCCCGTGATTGTACCGTTGCCCGCGCCATCGAGTTTGACTCTAGTGGTAGGGGCAGGAGTACCAGCAACGTCCTCATGCCACGCATGTGCGACAACACCAGGCGGGTCCCCGCTGGGTGTCCCCGTGAAGGCGATGGTGCCGCCCTCAACATTCAGGGTGACATCCTCGCCCTCAAGCACCCGCACCCGCTCGCCGCGATGGTAGCACCACACGGTAGCTGCGTATTCATCCGGCTTATCCGCATGGTCATCGCGCAGGTCATTCTCTCGTTGGAAAAGTGCGCCGTGTCCGTTCGGAAAGTATATGTCGTGCAGCCCGGTGCCATTAGCGCGATTCTGCATAACTCTGCCGGCGGCATTGGTCATCCACTCGCCCGTCGTGCCGCTACCCGTGTCCACGAATATGTCTGCGCCGTATTGGTGCTCCACTATCCCGTCGGCCACAGTCTGGCGCTCTACGGTGAATGTGACATACTCGTATGCCTGCACTACGCCATCGTGTTCAATGGTGATGTTCGGGCATTTCCAACCCATCACCAACGTCTCGCTGATGGGCTTAGTGCTCCCCGGCGAAGGCGCAATTCGCAGGCCGAGTGCAGGATGATAGACGCCGACTGCGTACTTGTCGGGTTCGTCAATGCCCTGCAGGACGAAGGCGCAGAAGTTGGCATCAGAGACAAACTGGAGGGCCTTATCCGGCCCGCGCTTCACTACCAGCGTTATGCCAGTCTCGGCGAAACCTACTCTACCCCAGGCGTCGGTAGTGTGGGTCGCTTCGATGAGTCGGAACTGCTTGCCGGCTAGCGTCACCGTGTCAAGGTTCGCGCAGGCACTCAGGCCTGAGGCCGCGCCCGGGGAGACAGTGAGTGCCCATGCCTCTATGCCGCCATAGCCGCTTGCGTTGTATTTGGTGGCGTTATAGGACACGCTATCCCTCGGCTGCTTTGCGGACGAAGCCGCTATAGTCTGGTGCTAGCTCCCATGCGCCGCCGTCGGCAGTTAGTCCATGCTCATCCGACAGATAGCCAGCGAAATTGTCTACGTCTCGTTGCGCCGCGCTCAATGCCTGAATCAGCGCGGTCAACCGTCGCACCTGCGCATCCGTGAACTGTTTGTTGCCACTCTTCTTAGTCATGCCATTTGCCCCTTAGCTGTCAGTGACTGTCTTCTCTACGCCGCCCCTGTATAGATGGACACCATCCGCCTCCATCCATATCATACCGTTGGCGAGGCTCGCGGGTGCGCCTGCCAAGTAAGGAACTGTCACCACACCGTCGCCGCGAATCTCCATGCCCGTCGCCTGCGAAGCGTACAGCTTGAAAAAGTCTTCGACTGGCATTGTCGGCGGGTCGCCTACGCGGGTGCGGACAACCTTGATGTAGTAAGCGTTGGTGAGGTCGGTTGCATCCGGCACCGAGCTATCCGACTTTGCCCAGCCGGTTAGCTCTGTGGTATTCCAGTCTGCCAGGCCAGACATTGTACCATTCTGCGTACTATCATCGGGGAAGAATTCCACCCACACGCCATTCGCCTGCGAGTAGTACCATTCTAGGGCAAGGCTCTTACTGGAGCCGGTTGCCAGGATTATCTCGATGACCTCGAATGTAGCGTCATCACCGATGAGAATGTATTCGTTTGCCGCGTCCCAAATCTGGAGGTCATTGCCTGCTTCGAGGAAGGCGTTGCCATCGCCGGCAGCACCGTTGACCCTATCGGTCGTATTCTCATATCCATAGTCAGGGTCTGCTGCAGCGGCACCTGATACGTGCAGCGCTATGTCGAAACCGGTGCCGACATGCAGGGCCTGCTTTTCCAGATTGGACTGCACCTCAGTTGTCTCAAGAAATATGAGCGCGAGATTGCCAGCGGTGGCGCCCGACTCATCAACACTTATCTGCAATACCTGATTATGGTCGGCGGCCTGCAAAGCCCCCGTCTCGTAGAATATCTGGATAGCGTCGACGTTACCGTGGCCAGCCGCATCTACGTGGAGATGAAATGCGTCTGAATGGTCGGCAGCGATTAGCGCATCCAGTTCAAGCATGGCATGTTCTGTGAAGCCGCCGCCGCTATTGGCTACATGAAACGCGCCAGTTGTGCCAACGTGAACCTCCGTGGAGAATCCGTCACCGACAATGAATTGTGGCGCGGGGTAAATGCTGTAGTCAACATTCGTCAGGTCGGCATCCCAACTGTGCGTATGGAGCGTCACATTGTCCGCGTCTATGTATTCTTCTATCTCAGCCATAGCACCGCATTTGGCACCACTCGTTATTACTATCCAATTACCGTTGGTCGCATCGGTAGAGGTAAACGGACTGTTTGTGGTATCCGTGAAAAGCTGCTCAGCCGACCCGCCGGTATAGTCATAGTTGCCCTTGTTATCCGTGATTGTATGCTCTGCCGTGAAGCCGCCGTAGTCCCAACCTGCAAAGCTGTCGCCCCATTCATTCGCAGAGGCCTTGACCCCCGCGTCGGTTTGTAGCGTGCCCTCTGCGGTTATCCAAGTCATGTTCGCATCGGAATTGTCCGTCCAGACCTGCAGGTTGGCAGTCTGCGAGGCGGCTGCCTTCACCGTCAAGCCCACGTTGCCCGCGCTGTCAATGACAATCTTTATCGGGTCAGCCGCCGAGAGTGCGCCACCATCACCCGCTACATGCGCATGGGTATTGATGGCGGCTTCCCACTCATCAGACTGCGCCTTGGTAAGCAACAACGCAACCGCGTCGCCCGTATCATGTGTGACCGCGCTCGTGCTTTCTTGCGCCCGTGTCACCGTCAGCGTAGTGCCCGCCGCGCTAGTGACTTTGACAATCTCCGCGTTGCTATCATCGCCGGGGTCTGTGTAGGTGGAATCGTCCCAAATGGTGAGGTGATAATCGAAGGTAGCTGGAAGTGTGGCGACGCTAGTAACAACGATAGTACCGTCGCCCGAGGCTACATCTGTCGCGATGGTGGTGCTTGCGTTATTGGCCTTTTTGAGGAAAGTTGCCATAGGTGTTTACCCGACTACGAGATTCTGCTACCGAATGATAATGCTCGGCACTACACTGCTGCCCAGCGCCATTGCCCCATCCGCTTGTCAAATTCCATCCCGACAGCGTGCGCGAGCTTGTCGGGGTCAGGGACATCGCCCTCAATGTTGATGTTGATGTTCATGTTGGGGGGAGGGATTGGAGCGATTCTTGTATCGCGTGCGTCACCGCCAGGCATACCGCGTGCGTCACCTGCATCAGTGCCGATGGGTCTCACGGGCATCGGGGGACGCATATCGCCCGCCGCTGGGGGCGCTATTGCTGGCGGTGCAAACGCTGTCTCTGCTGCCATTCTCTCCGCCGCCGCCTTCATCTCCGCTGCCTTCTTGTCCGCCGCCCTCATCGCCGCCAACTTCGCCCACCTCTGCGCCGCCGCCGCCTCCCGCGCCTCCCTCGCTGATAGCACCTCTGCCGCAGATGGTCCAATGCCTGTCTGCGCGGGAGCCTGACCGCCAGGTGTTATCGGTACCGTTATTCCACCACCAAGAGCCGCTTCAGCCGCAGCACGAGCATCTTTCGCGCCCTTGCTTATGGCATCTCCAAACTTGCTCCCCCAACTCTCGCCAGCATCCTTCCCTGCATCACCCGCCATCGCCGGAATATCAACGCCGAGTACATCAGCTACTGCCTGACGCATCTTGTTCGTAGCCTTGATGGTTTCTGGGTCTTCCCAAGCCTTCTTCCATTTCTCGGGCAGTTTATCCATCGCATCGCCGGCAGCATTTACCGCGCCCTCTATGCCCGTCCCCATGCCTTCATAGGTAGCCGTTTGGAGGGCTTCACCCGTACGCCTAAGGCCCTCCATCGCGGCGACTGTACCCACGCTCGCCGCAACCAACTGGGCTGCAATTCCCTGTGCTCCTGGAACCAAGAAGGCAAGCCCCACCATCAACGCCGTCATAACCGCTAGGGGCTTGAGCATCGAGGACAGGAATAGCCCAGCGAACTTGACTACCATCAAGCCTAGCGCGCGGAAGACCTCAAAGCTCGTTCTTCCTAACGCATCCCACACACTGGAAGCAGCAGTGTCCCCTACAGCCATCTCAATAGTCTTGAACACGCGAACGATAAACCCAACCGCTTCTACGTGCGCCATCGCGATAGCCTCCCAAACCTTCGCGATGCTGCCGCCGGACTCGGCGTACTCACCTACCAAATAGCGGATACCTGCAACGATGCCGCCGACTCCCGCCGCGACGCCAATCACAGCCCGCTTGAGGCCATCGGTTATAGCAGTGACGAATTCCTGCAAGCGGCCCGACTCTGAAGTCGCGTCAAAGAAGTTGCTGATAGCGTCGGTGGCGTTGGTGAAGGCATCAGCCAAAGCCTCGCCGACCAGCAACTTCAACTCTTTGAACCTTGCTTTGAGTCTATCCCAGGCGCGCCCGACAGTACCAGCCATCTTTGCGTATGCCTCGGCAGCCGCGCCCGCCTTGTCGTTCATCAACTCAAGTGTCTCAGCGAACTTCTTGCCCCCCGCGCCAGTCAACGCCAGCCCAGCCCGCGCCGCCATGCTGCTACCAAGCAACTTGCCCATCTTTTCAACACTGCCGCCAGTGGCTCGGTCAAGGTCCGCCATAACGCCAATGAGACCCTTGGTGCGCAAGGCGGGTTCGCTCAACTCGACACCGAGGCTCTTTGCGTACTTTTGTATTTCCTCAGTCGGCTGCGTTATCGAAATCAGGGCTTGGTTGAGGCCGCGTGCCGCCATCTGCGTACTCATGCCCTGTGTCGTCATCGCTGCAAGCGCGGCGTTGACTTCGTCAATACTCAAGCCTGCTGTGGCTGCCGTACCCGCAATATACGCATACGCGCCAGCTAATTCACCAAATGTGGTCTTACCCGCCTTGACTGCCGTGAACATTGAGTCAGCGAGTTCGGTAACATCCGACGCGCTCTTGCCCCAGGCATTCATCAGTGTAGTCAGGCCGTCAACAGCGGTCGCGGTATCAGTGACGCCGCCAACTGCGCTCCTGGCCGCGACACCAAGGAAGGCTACAGCATCGCCAGCAGCAACACCGGCGGAGATGGTCTGGTAGAGGCCCTTAGTCAAGTCCACGGCGGCCTCACCAGTTTGCAGCGCCAAGTCCCGGACACCTCGGCCCAGGTTGGCCATGCTCACCCAAGCCGTATCAACCAGTGTGCTGACCTCGCCCAAGGCCTTGGCGAACCCCATGTACGCAGCTATCGCCTGCTGGGTAGCCGCGACCACTAGGGCCGTCGTAACCATTGCCAACTGCCGGAGGCGGTTGATTAGCTGGCGGACGAAGTTGATTACGCTCCTGAGTATTCGCGTGCCGAAATTCCACAAGACCCTGCCGGCCCGCATAACAGCCGACGTAAGGGGCCTCAAGGCTTGCCCGGCGGCACTGTAGGCAGTTCCCAACCCCTTCGTCCAAGCCGCCTGCCTTGCGACAGCGGCCTGCATTATCGCCTTTTCCTTCGCGGCGGCGGCCTGTACTATAGCCCTTCGCTTCGCAGCGACGGCGGCTGCTGAGGCTGCTGCTGCCTTTTCCGCCTGCATGACTTTATGCAAGCCTGCAACGACGCTGGTTATAGCCTTTGAGGTGTCGTCCTTGGCGCTGATTACGACACCGAGCTTGAAGTCGTTAGCCATAATTCTTCCTACTACCTCGCAGCGTTGGCTTGTCGGTTCTTCGCCCTGGCCTCTTCGTCCATTATAATCAGCCAGTGTTGAATGATATACGCAGGTTCCTCAGCTAGCGTCTCCCGCGTGTATCCACTAAGCCGTTCCAGCAGCGCAAACTCAACCATTTCGTCAGGCGGGCTTTGCACCGGCCAACCCGCAGCCCAGTTCGCGGCGGCATTGCGGAACGGCGTTACGAGTTTCCCGATTCGTCATCATCCTCGGAACCGATGACTGCCCGGAAGAGCCGCTTGACGAAGTCCGGGTCATCGAATTCGGCAAGCTCTTTTTCTGTGAGTTCGGTGATTGGCTTGCCATTCTCATCCTCGTACCCTTCGATGCCGACTACGTGGTCTAGCAACGTCTTCTCGGCAAGCGCGACCTGAGCATCTGCGTCATCATCGCTCACATCCGCATACTCCTTGACTATGCGCCTCAGGTCGCCCCATTTGAGAACGATACTGAAGGTCACGTCATCAACGGTAACTTTGCGGTACTCGCCTTTTCTCATTACATCTGCCCCTTTCTGGGCTGACTACGCGATTCCGATTGCGCCTGCTGTATTCGGCGTTGCCTCAAACTCGACAGTGTAGAACGCTACACCATCTGCTACCCACGGCACGCTCCAGCGCGTCAGTGTCATATTGGCCAACGTGATAGTCACAGTTACCGGCGTCGCGGAAGTGAACGCCAAGCTCGCACCGTTGGTGGCAGTCGGCGCGTCGGCCCAGCCATCATCAAGGCCAGCAGAGACAGCCGTACCGGGAGGCACGCCTAGCTCAAAACTGCCGCGCACGCGCTCGGCACCGATGACAAGTTCCTCGGGGTGACGCTGCGCCGCTGCGGTCGCGGTATCAAGTGAACTATAGGGCGTCAGGTTATTCTCGACGGTGACGCTGAAACTCTGCATGGAATATGTGGCACCGTTGAGCGTGCAGACGCCTTGGTACCATTGCAGGATAGCGCCAGCATCAACTGTCTGATAGCCAGCACCCGTTATCTGACTCGGTGTCCTGGAAATCCATTCGATGGTTGACATGAGCGGCTGACCTATCCGGCCCTCCAATGTCAGCCTGTTTATCTTGGAACTCACATGCCGGAACTTGCTGGTGGTATCGCCCCCCTCGAAGGTGAGGTCGGTCAGCGTTGGCGTGGTTACACTGGCCCGCAATGCCAGCGCCATTAGCGTAGCCGCAGTAGGTGCAAACGTGGCCGTACCGGTCGCCCCCACCATCCCATACTGAGCGTCCGCCGCGCCCGATAACGAGAACAAGTAGTCTAGGCCAGTGTCCGTCTCCCACGATCCCCCTGTGACTTTGCCAGCAGTCGCGGTGACGCTTGCACCCTCGCCGTAGTCAAGCCCCTGTACAAATCCTGTGCGTAACGCCATTCGTATCGTTCTCCTATCAGAGACCCAACCGGCTATTGATAACTGCCACGCTCGCCCCCTGCTTGCGGCCCCTCTGCGTCTTTCCGTGCCTAGCTAATCGCGATGGAGTTAGCCGTGTTCGGTTTGCATTCCATTTCCACAGTTGCGAAGGCGACACCATCGGGCACGAATGGCATACTCCAGCGCGATATTGTCATGCCGGCCAGCGCGATGGTTACTGTGGTGGCGGCGGCATTGGTGAATGCCAGGCTCGCGTCCTGAGTGGCGACTGGCGCATCAGCCCAACTATCATCAAAGCCAAGCTCCACGTTTGCGGTAGGCGGTACACCTATCTCAAAACTGCCGCGTACACGTTCGGCGCCAATGACAAGCTCCTCAGGAAGGCGTTGCGAATCCGTAGTCGCGGTATCCAACGAACTGTAGGGAGTGATGTTATTCTCGACCGTGATGCTAAAACTCTGCATTGAATAGGTAAGACTGTTGATTGTGCAGACGCCCTGATACCATTGCATAATTGAGCCAGTATCAACTGACTCAAAAGCAGCACCCGTTATCTGACTCGGTGTTCGCGCAATCCACTCAATCGTTGACATTAGCGGTTGCCCTACCCGGCCTTCCAGCGTCAGGCGGTTTATCTTAGCGTTCACATGCTTGAACTTGCTAGTGGTGTCCCCGCCTTGAAAGGTCAGGTCGCTTAGTGAAGGCGAGGTTATACTGGCGCGGAGGGCTAGGGCCATCAGCGTAGCCGACGTAGGCGCGAAGGTGGCCGTGCCGGTAGCACCTACCATGCCGTACTGTGCATCCGCCGCGCCACTCAATGAGAACAGGTAGTCCAGCGCAGTGTCGTTTTCCCAACTGCCGCCGCTGACCTTACCCACGGTCGCAGTAACCGAGGCGCCCACACCATAGTCGAGTCCTTGAACAAATCCCGTGCGTAGTGCCATAGTTGTCTTTCTCCCGTAGCCCTGAGAGGCCGGGCATCAAAAAAGCCCCCGATGTCTCGGAGGCTCCATTGATTTGTAGTTGCAGCTTACGTCCGTCCTTGCCTGTTACGCCGGAAGCACCTGTGGCGCGTTATACACCATAGTCATTTCGATGATGCGCTCGCCCGTTTCCCCTTCAGCCTCGAAACCGTAGCTCCATGACTTGCTGCTGAGCGTGGCCTGCTCACCGCCATCGTTCTCGAAGTAGTTGTTGTTGGCTACAATCTGGTGGATTTCCTCGCACAGTTCAAGGTGGTCGTCAGTATTCTCCCACCGCAGCGGTATTCTGGCCTCGAGCCGAATCGAAAAGTCGGTGTACCAACCGCCGCTGCCGATGAACATTTCTACGTCTTCACTACTCAGCGGTATCAAGCGGATTTCGGGGATGCGGTCATTCCGCTCAGTAGTTGGATAGTCAAACTTGTGGACACGGGCATCGGTAAGGTGGGCACTGGTTGCGGCGTCCAAGAAACCCTTCAGCTTTGTGAGAACCTCGCTCATCTTCATATTCGGTCAAGGCCTCCGCTGATTTCGTCCTTGAAGAAGTCCTTGATGCCCGCCCTGGCTCGGTCAAAGGCAGGTTGCAGCCAAGGGCGGCGAGGCATCTTTATGGCAGGTATTCGCACGCTCTTGCGGAAGATAGCAAGCCCAGTCGGGCCGAACCAACGTAACGCCTTTGCGTGGCGAGCTTTCACCGTGTGCGCCGGAATAGTTGCGCCGAACTCGTGAACCGGCCCGTAGACTACGTTAGTGCCGACCTGCGCCTCCAACTTTGCTTTGTCTATATCAACGCGGATGCTGGATCGCAGGGTATCGTCCTGCACATGGAGTGGCCGACCAGCAGTCAAGTTCTGTTTCGCATTCCTCTCTACCAAATGCGCAGCCTTAGTCAGCGCCTTCTCCGTACTCCGCCGCGTCTCCTTCGTGGCGTTGTCTAGCGACCGCAGCAGTTTCTCAACACCTCTGATTTGGAATGTGAGCATGGGCTATCTATCCCTGCGTTCTTGGGTAAGCGCGTCGGGCAGCGGCGGCGGGTCATCCATAACCGATATATCGCAGATAACGTGGTCGGGCCTACCTGCCGCGCTCCGCTTGTTCGATTCCCGCACGCTCATTACTAACCAGCACTTGTCATCTGAATGCCGCCGAAGCAACGCCGCCACCTTCAAGTCTGCCGACGGTTCTGCTCGCAGGATATGTGTCGCCAAGGGGCTGTAGTCACCAGCAGCGTTTGCGGTCAAGGCCTGCGTATTCGTCATTGAGACAATACGCCCGCGCAGGCTCGTGGTATCTGAGGGCAACCAGTCTGGCGGGTCAGTGTCGCCAAACTCAGGGGTATGATAGACTGTCAGGCGGTCAGGGAACGGTATCAGTGCCATAGGTGGGTGCTTCCCTTACTTAGAACTACAAACGCCCCAGAGAGCTTCCTGGAGCGGAGAAATGCTATTGAGGTGGTGCGCCAAGAGGCGGGAGGAGGGGGTGGTGCTTGTTGGCAGGGCAGCCAAACCCCTCGGCGCACCGTTACACAATCAACTTGTCCAGTCGCCTGTATCTATCCAGCACCATCTTGACTTGACTGGCAAACCCACTGCTCTCATCATAGCTGATAGATACCCCGTCCGCCGCCTGTGCAGCTATGCCTATCCGTTCGCGATGGTCAATCTCGAAGAGTATCTGGTCAATCAGCGCGGTCTTGAGGCCAGCAGGGAATGTCGCCTCATCATAGCCGCCGCTGTACACTATCTTGACTGAGGCGTCGCCATTGTAGAACACCGACTCCCCATTGAATAGTTGCACCTTGCCAGCGTCCTTGTACTCGGTCTCGTCTATCACATCATCATCGGCGTCAATAGTCACCGCCGCTACCTGCTCGTTGTGGGTCAGCGTAGTTATCGAAACCCACGGAGGGTTGTCCACGTAGAAGAAGCTGGGGTTGCCTACAATGTCATGGTGCTCAGTGCGCGTGGCAAGCTCAAACATACGCATACAGTAGGCTTCAGCCTTGGCGGTGACCGAATCAATCCTGCGCAAGATACGAGCGTCAAGCTGCGCACCCGCGATACCACCTTCGTCTTTGACATCATCGAGCGTTATCAGGTCGGGCAT